CACTTGGCATCAAAGGCCATGGTGGCAGCTAGCTCTATGAGCTTCATTTTATCTTCGAGCTGCAGTACTCGTTCGGTATCCACTACGTTATAGTCAGTAAATAGTTTCCAGTCATTGGTATAGAATTCCTTGAAGGTATCAAAGGGATTTTCTAACTTACCAACATCCAGTTCCTGTTTACAGATATAATCTAGCTTATAGCTCTCCTGAGCATTATAGGTAAACTTTTTATACAGATCCAGATAGTCCAGTTGGGTAACGCCAACTAGTTCATAGGCAGTCATGGTCTTTTGTGCAAACTCTACATCACGACGCTTAACCTGACGCCAAGGACTCAACTGCTTGGTGCTGGCTTCACCAGCCACGCGCTCAATGCGGCTAACCAGATAGGGTATATCAAATAATCCTATGTTCCAGCCCGTGATGATGTCTGGCGTATTAATGGTCCACCAGCTAAGGAACGATCGAATCAATTCATATTCGGTGCTGCAATGATGATAGGTATGATTGGGCTTTTCTGCTGTGAATGGTTTACGGCCCCAGGTATGAATCTGACGAGTGTTCAGATCCTGCATGGTTATGAGCAAGAGTTCTTCAACGGGATCATTGACATTGGGGAATCCATGCTCAGACGTAGTCTCTATGTCCAGACCCCAGATGCTAATCTGATTCATGTCAAACTCAATCTGACCACCATAGTTTTCAGTTATGTACTGATACTGCCAGTTGGTATTGCCATGTATCTTCATGTTGCTGATACCCTCGTAGCTCTTGATGAATTCTCGGGCATCATTGATGTCACCAAATTCAATCAGATCCAGGGGTTCACCAAACAGATTATGGTATGTGGCGTCACCGGGCTTCTTCTTGGGAACAAATAGCTTGGGTTTAAAGTTTTCTTTGGTCTGGAATCTCTGACCGTTATGAACGCCTCGAACCAAGGCATTATTTCCGTAGATAGTTATGTTTGTATAGAATTTCATATATCAGTTATTATAAATACTATGTATAGAAGAGTCAATAGGAAAACCATGGATATTTTTAAACTCATAGCCGAAGTAGGATTCCCCATAGCAGCTGCCTGTGCAGGTGGTTACTTTGTGTTCCTTACACTTAAATTTATCTTGGCTGGAGTCATGAGTAGTATTAAAGGTCTTAGTGGTATTATAGTAGCTTTGGACAACAGAGTCAAGACCATGAACCATGATATTATTCGCATAGATACGCTGGTAAGCAATGCCCTGGGTGTTAGACCCGATGTGGATCGCATAGCCCGTGCCGATGGTAAAAATGACGCAAGGAAGGATTAAATGACCCCCATAAATCAGACCAAGTTTACCGAACAGGCCTATCTGTTTGCTCGTCTTAGCCGGTTGGCCTATCTGGACATCAAAGATGCCGAAGAGCCATTTGCACAACTGGGATTTAATGCTCACTTTTTTGATGTCAATGGTAGTCAGGCCTATTTGCTAACCAATGCTCATGATCTCATAGTTGTATGTCGTGGAACCCAGCCTACGGAATTTGCCGACATAGCAACTGATCTAGATGCTCGCATGGTGGCTAGCTCAACAGGCATAGGTCATGTACATAGAGGATTTAAAACAGCTGTAGACAACATCTGGCCTGGTCTGGTGGACAAACTCAAGGAATATGGTAAAACTCGTACAGTCTGGTGCACAGGTCATAGCCTGGGTGCAGCCATGGCAACACTGTTATCGTATAGACTGCAAAGAACCGAGGATTGTCCTAACCCACAGGCTTTATTTACCTATGGTAGTCCTCGTGTAGGCAATAAAAAGTACATTAAACAGATCGAAAGCATTGGACTATTACATTTCCGTTTTGTCAATAATGCTGACATAGTAGCCAGAGTTCCAGTCTGGCCCTACCGCCATTTTGGTGGCATGTATTACATGAATCACTATGGTAATCTACGCAGCCTGACCTACAAACAGCTGGTCAAGGACGTCTGGCGAGGTTTCCTAGTGGGACTACAACGCAAACAGATTAATTTTTTCGTCAATCACAGCATTGACCGCTATGAAAACAATCTATTAAAATGGTCCTTGGGCATAGAAAATCCCCAATGAGCCCCAAAGAATGGATCATAGCAGTACTGGGCACCATAGCTGTTGGTGTTATCTGTGCCTGGATTGATGATCGAGATCATGAAATTTTAATGTTACCTGAGATACAAATACATGGACATAGCAGAAATAATTAACAAGTATGGCTTTCCCATCATAGCTGCCATGGGTGGTGGTTATTTTGTCTATTATGTTTGGATCTGGGCCACTGACGAAGTAGAACCAGTTTTAAGCGAAGCCAGTAAAAATTTGATTGCCTTGATTGATCGCGTTAGAATGTTAGATAATGACTTGATTAGATTAAATCAAAAGATTAACATTGTAACCATGCTCAAGGATTTAGAAAATGAAAAAATTCATAAACCTACTGATCGTCCTGATCGGGATTAACGAGGCTTACGCTGCTCCTCTTCCAGATTATACATTTAAAAGTCCCGCGTTTAACGGCAATGGCTACTCTAGCCACGTTCTTACTTTAGAAAATCAAGAACGAACACGCAAAGAAAATATTAAAAAAGAGATACAGGCAGGTCTGGACAAGGCCAAGAACGATGCCAACAACACCAACGTGGCCAAGTTCTTGAACAACTTAGAAAGTCGTATCTATGCTCAGATCAGTCAGAACCTAGCAACAGAAATGTTTGAGGCTGGTGGAGCTACCAGTGGTACTTTAAATTTTGAAGGTAATATTATTAATTGGACTCGTAGTGGTACTGAAATCACTTTGAATGTGACTGACTATATTGGTTCTACAACAACAATCTCTATACCTCTAGGACAGTGGCAATTCTAAAATGCGTAAAATACTAATCATATTAATGCTGGTTTTTCTTACGGGTTGTGCTACAACTCGCACCGTAACGGGGCCAGAAAAACCCGTAGAAGTAAAAAGTATCATGCAAAAAGAATTTGATACTTTACCACCCCCAACAGGAAAACCAATTACGGTTGCTGTATATACGTTTGCTGATAAAACAGGTCAGCGTCGCCCAGCACCAAACTATGCCAACTTAAGTAGTGCAGTAACTCAGGGCAGCGAAGCATTTCTCATCAAGGCTCTGCAGGATGTAGGCCAGGGTCGTTGGTTTGAAGTTGTTGAACGAGTTGGTATTGATAGTCTAACCAAAGAAAGACAGCTCATACGTCAGATGCGTGAAGCCTATGAAGGAACTCATGCCAAACCCCTAGGACCAATGTCATTTGCTGGCATCATACTTGAAGGTGGCATTACTGGATATGATACCAGCGTCAAGAGCGGAGGTAGTGCTGCTCGAATGTTGGGCATAGGACCACAGACTCAGTACAGCGAAGACATAGTAACAGTAAGTCTAAGAGCTGTAAGTGTGAACTCAGGCAAAGTATTAGTGGCTGTAAACATACAAAAAACCATATACAGCGCCAGTGATAGCATGGCAGTATTAAAGTTTATAAAAGATGGTACGCAGGCTTTTGAAATTGAAAGTGGGCTTACCATTAATGAACCCGGCACTCAGGCAGTAAAAGCTGCCATAGAAAGTGCTGTAGTGGAGTTAATCAAAGAAGGAAGCAAAAAAGGTATCTGGGACTTCTCCTACGAACCATTGCAACCACAATAAGGAGTAAAAATGTTAAACACATTTAAACTTTTTGTAATGGTTTTATTATTCAGCACCAGTGCATGGGCTGCTGATAATAGTATTTACGTAGATCAAAGTGGGGATAACAGTACCATTGATATTACACAAACTGGTGCTGGTAACGTAATCCGAGGCATACAGGGAGTTGGTACAGGTAACACAACACCAGCTAAAATGTATGGTAACAACAGTAGTATTGACATTCAACAAATAGGTTCAACCAATACCCTAAATCTAGGTGTTAATGTAAGTACAGCTGCTGGCCGGGCCTATGGCATCGACTTGACCTACTATGTGACTGGTAACAACGGTACTGCTACCATCAATAGTAATAACGCTGGTGCAGGAACATCTGGTAGTAACTTCATAGATGTTCGTCAAACTGGTAACAGTGCTGGCATTAACTTAAACATGCTGGGCAGTAAGAATGACTTTACTGCTGTAACTTCTGGTGGTGCCAGCAATAGCATTACAGCAACCATCAACGCTGATGAAACAGTAAGTAATATTAGTATGACTGGTGGCGGTGGTAATAGTCTAACACAATCGCTGTCTAGCAACAAAGGTCAGATCAATCTTACCACGGTTGGTGCTAGTAACACTATCAGCTTAACACAAACTGGTGTTGCTGGAACCAATGGTCATGCTCTTACCTATACACTGACTGGTTCTAATAATAGCTTTACGGCTACTCAGTCAGGAACCATTGATACCACAGTAAATGTACAAAGTGCAGGTAGTGGTAATACATGGAACATCACTACAGGAAACTAATTGTCCTAATACTGCTATGGCCGCATCTTTTATTTGCGGCCGTAGGTAGTATTACTGAACTTCAGAATACTCCAGCCAGCATACAACGCAAGGGTGCTGCTCTAACCGGCAACAAAGGCACAGGTGTTGAAATGTCTGATGTTGTCAAGACTGGTGCTGGTAAAACTGGCATTACATTTGCTGACGATACCCGCGTACAGGTCAACGAAAATAGCAAACTAGTCATAGATGAATTTGTCTATGATCCTAATAGCAAGAAGGGCGGCAAGTTAGCCATGAATGTAGCCCTGGGAACCGTTCGTTATGCCAGCGGTGCAGTCGCACACAATAATCCAGACAAAGTTAAAATCAATACTCCTAGTGCCACCATAGCTGTGCGTGGAACAGACTTTACAGCCACAGTAGATGAGCTGGGTCGCAGTACCATAATACTTTTACCATCCTGTCCGCGTGATTATAAAGACATTATCTTGGACTGCAAGACTGGTAAGATTGAAGTCATAACTGATGAAGGTAAAGTCATACTGGATCAACCATTCCAGGCTACCAGAGTTGATAACAGAGATTCTAAACCATTCAAGCCAGTGATACTGAATCTAGATGAAAATCAGATCAGCAACATACTCATACTAAGTCCCCCTAAAGAACTACGAGAGTCTGATGAAGACCGATCTAAACGCCGAGCTGAAGCTAAAGGTGCTCTCGATA